TTGGCATATAAAAGTCCTCCTTAAATATATTATAATAAAGTATTAAATTAAATAAAAACGGATATACTTGATCAAGTATATCCGTTTTTATTTTTTAATGATAAACACACGTAGATCTATACTTATATAAGCTAGACATAGGGGTCACATGCTTTCCTAGTCTATAGCTTTCAGTACGCAAATCGTACGCATCGTTCAAATCACACAATTCAGGAATAGAAAGTTTTCTTTTCCCAAACATCTTTATATATTTGATGTCATGCGTTTTCCCATAATATTTTACTTGAGGATCAAACCCAGTAATATTACTTCTAGCTCTTTTTATATAAGAAAATACCGAATTATGATGAACTTTACATGACGCTAAAGTTCTCCTACTCTTTTTATATTTTAAAAGTTTAAGTCTAGGCATTATATCTCCTCTTTGCGTTATGTGCATAAATTCCTAAGTGTTTTATAAATTTCATGGGTGGTATTTTAGATCTACTTGCAACATATTTTAATTTGTATAAGTGAGCAAATGATGTAAGAGTAATATCATCATCATCTTTTCCGCAATCATTGCCTTTTCTACTGATTGGTGGAATAATACGCATGTATCCGTCTTGATATATTACTCTCGTGTGGTCTTCGTTCATATTAGTTAGATTCTTAGCCATTGCAAATACATGTAGCCGTTTACAATGATCAAAATATGACAAATCAAGTTTTCGTTTTCTTGATAATTCAGCATTATGCTTTAATGTATTTCTCATATTATTCCCCGTATGTATGATCAGGATCCAATTCCTGATCTGGATCTGGTTTAGTAGCTTCATCAGACATAGATATCTTTTCTATGTCTAATATATCCCTTAATAAAATACTTACCACTTCACTATTAAAATCTTTAGATGAATCTAATATAATCATTCCAGTAGCAGTACAAGAACTACAACTGCAGCATCCATATGTACAACTTCCATTAGTATCGTAAGCTTTTACAGGAAGAATGTCTTTGATAGTTCCATTCTTTGTAAGTTTCTCTCCATTGCTTCTGTATGTAACTATTACATTATCATCTTTAGATAAAGTCATGTGTTTCTCTGATTTATCATCAAAATATAAATTTATTTCTGTGGTATAAATAACTTTAGAATCGTTTTGAACTAATAAAGCCATAATATTAATAACCTCCTTAAGATTTTATAATTTAGTTACCAAAACGTATTATTAGCACGCTTCGACAAATTAACTACTTTTTTTCTTCTACCTAGTTCAATTAAATTTGTTCGATTTCTCCTTTTCTTTGATTTAAGACTCGCAGCATTTACGGATACAAAAATATCATATGGTATAACATAACAATCTGTTTTAATATTACCATTTTCATGCTTTGTACTTATACTTGTTTTAAATCTAGTCCTTCTATTTATTTGAAAAGATTTACCTTTCTCGAAATTTGTAATTAAAAGACGTACATAATTGAATTTAAAAATCGGTAAATTCCTGGATGGGATACTTTCCAAAGACATAGTATGTCTTGTTATATATTTTAAACTTCTCATTTATTTTACCTTCTGATTGGATATATGCTTTAAAGAGTGCATACATTTATGCCATCTACGCCTATTTTCACCTAATAAAGATATACACTTCGCTTTTTTATTTTTATCACTGGTAATCAACCTTAAATTTTTTATTATAGTACAATTTATATCAACACAAGAAAATTCATGCCATCTTTTCCTTTTGCCATATTTGTCTTTATATTTAGATTGGTATCTATGGTATTCATTGTTTGGACTTATTGTAAAAGAATAGTGGATTGGATTTTTGGATTTCCAAAATCTTATCTCACTTTTAGGCACTAATCTCAAATAAGGTAATTGCTTAGTCTTATTTTTAAATACAATATACCTTAAAATATTTCTTTTTGAATTCCTATAAAATTCTCTCATAGTTTCACCTCATTTCATAAAAATACTGATATACCAATTCGGTATATCAGTATTATAATATATAAATTATTTTGAGGTTGAACCTATTCCACCAATTCTTTCACCATCCGCTTTATCATCTTCTGTTGTTTCATATTTCATAAAGATACCTTGCGCTACAGCTTTATGAGATTCTGTTACATAATGATACACCCCATTATTTGTTAAAGATATAATGATATCTCCTTCATTATTAGTATTATTATAATAGTCAGAATCTATAATTCCAGTAGTATTAGTTATGCATAAATCATGTTTAATGCCTAAACTACTTCTAATATGTACTTGGAGTACAACTCCTTCTGGCATTTTAGCTTTAATACCTGTAGGGAATTTCACTTTCTTCTCTGGATCAATATTAATTTCAAACGGACAATTAAAATCGTATCCAGCAGATCCTTTTGTTTTTCTTGTTGGTACTTCAATTCTATTATAAATATTTTTTAAATAATCACTAAAACTAGGGTAATCAGTATCCCATACAACTCTCTGATCTATATCGCATGATAATGTGTCTTTTAAAAATGTCCCAAATGATACTTTCTCGAATTTAATGTCTTTCATAATTACTTTCTCCTTTTATTATTTTATCTAAATGTCTTACTAAAGATAAAAATATATCCCATATATCTTAAATGATATATGGGATATATTTTGTGTTGACTAACAGGACTTAATAATATTTTTCGCAGAAATCAGTTTATCTTCTACTGATTATAAAAAAGTTATATAGTTTATTATTTTTTACATAAACATTGTAAATTATTGAATATATAATCGTTGCTACCAATATTTCCTTTTTCATCTAATATATAGGTTTTTATAAATCCTGATATATATTGTGCTTCACAAACATTAGCGCACTTGGTTATATCATTAAAATCTGTATCCATCTCAAGAGTACTAATCCATTTATCATAATTATCGTATATAGTTTTTATAAGTTTATTATCAGATCCTCTTTCATAATATCTTTCGATCATTATTGGCTTATTATCCATAGGAGGATATAATAAGAAAAAGTATATATTGTTTTCTATTAATGCTCTTAATACTGGTTCATGTGTAGATACAAAAATAAAATCTACTTTACCAATAAGACTTTTAATATGCTCTATGTAGTTATTTGGAAACTCTGGATTTCTAATCTTATTTCCTTCCTCATCAATAGTCCAACTAAATTGGCTACTATCTGAATCTGATACAGTAAATCCATTACAATTATTCTTGTAAAAGGTCTTTCCCATTCCTGGAAATGCTGCTATTACAATAGTTTTGTTTTTAAGTTTAACTTCTAACATTTTATTTTCCTCCTTTTATTAAAAAAATAAAGAGGGGGGTTTAAACCCCCTCTTTATTTATTCTTTATCAGTAGTATCGGTAGCTTCAGATTCATTATTGAAAAGAGCATTTTCGATTCTTTCTAACCTATCTTCAATACCATTAGAAGTCTTTATTTTATTATGTGCATTATAAGCTCTCGCTTCAAATACAGCTTGCTGCATTTCATCTACTACTGAAACTGCATTATTGTATAATTTATTCAATACATTACCTTCATCGTTATTGATAGCTTCAGATACTTCTACATCCTGTACAACTTCTTCTTTTGGTTCTTCTTTAATCTGAGATTCTTCTGGAATATCAGATTTATTCTCAATTTTCTTAAGAATAAGATTCTGTAATCTAGACTGATTAATAGTCTGAAGGCCAAGCTTATTTACTACTGTATCTCTGATATCTTCAATATCTTTCTGATTTAAATCGAAAGATTTACACATAGCATCAATACGTTTTGCAGATAATTCTTTGACTTCTACTCTAAGATCGAATCTTCCATCTCTCTTAACGGCTTCATCGAGATTATCTACATAGTTTGTTGTAGCTACGAAGATAACGTTTGTTGGTGATGATGTAGAATCAAGGAACTGTAATAATTTATTGATAATTTTCTTATCTTCTTTATCACTATCCTTTCTATCTCTTGATTTAACTACGGCATCAATATCTTCCATAAGTACTACGTACTTTTCTTTATCTGCATTGATAGATTCTACTAATGCATTTACGTCAAGCGTAGCAAATGATGCCATATCAATTGATACTACATCATAATTGTAATAAGTGGCAATCGCTGTTACTAATGATGATTTACCAGTTCCAGGCGCCCCATATAATAAGATACCTGTTTTATATAACAGAGATCTATCTTTATATACAGGCTCATTTGATAAGAATTTATCAAGATGATTTGTAATCTGTTCTGCTACATTATCATCAAAGAATAAAGTTTCTAATGGTCTTGTATGAAGATCGGATGACATTACATTGAAATACAACGCATCTTTATCATCTCTACTATATCCGCCACCTGTTCCAGAAACTTTGTAATTGGTTAAGTATTTTGACCCAGTATCATTGATTTCATGAGCCAATCTTCTTGCATATTTCAGCATATGTTTTCCAAAGACATAAATGTATAAGAATTTAGGCTGTTGTTCCTGATTTCTGCTATCTCCATTACCGGTCCCTTCATATCTTGATGGACCTGCATTTACATAGAAGAATGTATCTTTCTCAATTTTGCATACAAATTTCTTATCAATGATATATCTCTGTGAAGGCATAGATTTATTATCCTTATTTCTGTCTAATAAAGACTGTGGATTGGAAACATGTTTATCAAACTTCTTATCATATTTCTCGATCCATTTAAACGCTTTATCAAATTCTGCAGAAGTGAGATTAAATTCAATTCCAAATTTGTTCTTCACCCATTCCATTCCACCACCAATAATATATTCACTGGCTAAGTTTCTCAGTGAATACGGATTGGTGAACTGTCTAAAGATTCTTTCATATTCTTTCTTGCTGTTACTCATTTAAGTTTCCTCCTAAAATTTATATATTGTATTGTAACTTACACGTTAATAATATACCATTAAATGTAATTTTATTCTTAATCATACGGATGATCATTTGAATAATCTATAAGAGCTTTTATTTTAGATATCGATGGCATATCAATATCTTTGCATTCTTCTTTCAAAGTATAACTTTTTAATTTCATTTTAAGACTAACCTCGTTTCCTACACTAGATCGTTCTTTAAGCGTGCGTGACGAATATCTATTCCCATAGGTCAATCTCGATAGATTTCTTGTTCTAAATCCTTTGAAAAACGTTAAGCAAGAATCAAACTTATCAAATATTTCACATTTCAATCTTATTCTAAATTCACTATTGTTCTGTCTTATTCCATATGACAATGCTTTTTTCATTTTATCTCCTTATCTATAATCTTCGATACTAGCATTTTCTATTATTCTACGTATTCCAGATAATCCTATTGATTTTTTATATAAAGATCTCCCCTTTAAAGAAATTGATCTTTTAATCGCTCTGTATCTTAGTGGACCAGCACATCTTCTAACATATCTCTTTCTAGCAAAATGATCAATGGTACGTATTCCAGAAGTATCGTGATCGTATATAGGATAATATTTTATGCATTCTTTATAATAACTAATTGGGAGTGCAATTTTTTCTATCTCTATATGTTTTATAGTCAACTCGTGGTCTTTACGTTTAACTGAGGAACATAATCCTTTCTTCATTTTATTTTCTCCTTAACAAAAATAATCAGGATTTATTTTGGCTTCGCGATCGACTTGCCTAATAAATTTAAAAGGCGGAACATCGTGAGCTTCTTCTTTTAATGAATATATTTTATATTGATCTTTAACGCATCTTTCTTGTTTTGATAACGGCCATGCCGTTTTCGCATTCATTTTCTTTAAAGGACTTACAAATTTGCGGCTCTTTTCTTTTATATTTATAGATAATTTATAAATATTTTTTCTTAAAGTTCTTTCATTCTGTTCAAAATCATCATCTACTGTAAATTTATACCTAACAATAACTCCCCCGTTTCTCTTTATAAATAATTGTGGTAATCCCTTGATCATTTATTGTACCTCCTATTATAATCTCTAGCAAGTTTAAAATATTTGGAATAATTTAATAAATTGAGTGATCCTGATTTAGAAATCTTGCTAAATGGGCATATTTTTATTATTTCCGATAAAGATATTTTGGTACCTTTAAAACTTTTAAATTGACGTATAATCGGTAACCCCATATATTCTCTTCGAATATCTGTTGAAGAATAACGCATTGTCCTAGCTGTTTCCGATATACAGATCATGATCAACCTTTTATCATCTGTATTATTATATTCTAAATACTCTTTCATCTTATTTTTACCTCCTTTTATTCTGGACTATACTAATGCGAGTCATATGTATCATCTCGCGTAATGTCGGAATTTCAAAATCTTCATTAAAATAAGCTATTTTGGCTAATCTTGTACTTTCTATTCTTCTTGCTATAGCTCTAATATTACGGCGGTGATTGCATTTATATGCAATACTATTTACAATAGAGCATTTCCATATATTATTGGATCTTGCTTTCAAAGTTTGTTTTTTCTTTTGGTACATATTCTGATTAAATGATTTATAAGAACTCATTGATCTAGCAGATGTCATTATCATCCCCCTCCTTTCATCAATAGAATAATATACATCTATACGAAATATTTCGTATAGATGTATAAAAATTATTTATTTGCTAAACTTATTGTCAATGCATAATATTTTAATATAGATTTAAAATAAGATATCTTAGTAGCTAATCTAGATTTTCTCTTTCTATAATTTGGAGAATTTTCATCTAGCCATTTCTCTATAATCTCTTTCTCTCTAATAATGTTTGGGTTCTTAGTATTAGGTTTAGGAGTTATAGATTTGGCTACAAACTCAAGCCCAGTTACAGATTTATTCTCTGAATTAGCCATATACTCAGAAACCATAATTCTTAATAATTCTTTCACTTCCATCAAGTTCTGAGGATCATCTTGTATTCCTTCTATTATACTCTTTATTTCATCTGTCTTTACATTAGCATCTTTACATTTCTTGCAAATGGACAAGTCTACTCCATGAGTAGTAATCTTATTCATAGCATTTTCTACGTACCCTTCAGCCTTAATAGAATCATTCTCTGCTAATCTAAAATTATCCTGTTCATAAGAATCACTATCATAAGATAAATAAGCATCACTATTTTGATATACATCTTTAAATACTGCTACTATATTACCTAAGAATGATTTAATTCTTCCGTGTAACTGTTGTACAATATCTGCTATATCTTCATCGTCAGCGTCATCATTGCATAATTTCTTTTCATATGTATCTAACCATGTTCTACATATACTTTTTATAGCTCCGAATACAGTACCTTCTCTTTTTAAATCAAATTTTTGAGATAATACATTATTTACTACATATTCAAGTATATGTCTTTTTGGTGGATAAATAAATTTTTGCGAATGAATAGACGGATAAAAGTTACCACTAAATGCTAAATATATAGAAGATATTTCAGCACGTTTTCTATCATTATGTTTTAAAAAATGCCTTATTACCATCATTTGTGTTGGCACTAATGGTACTTTCATGCATCTTGGATTAAAGTTCATATCCCAATAATAAGTTTTACTTAATATACTTTCTACATCTTTAGGATTTATATTTAAAGTCAAAAAATAATTATTGGTGTCTTCTGCAGTAAATAATATCCTCGCTTGAGGAATTGTATCGTAGATATCTGCAGATCTTGCTTGAAAGAATTTAGACAAAAAATTAATATATTTGGTTTGATTTTTTGAAATAGCACTAGATACTATTGGATATAGTTCTGGTACTATAATTGACGTAATTTTGGGCATAATGTCTCTACCACCTTTAATGAAGTTTATTACTCCATTGTTTTCGGTGGTAGAGAATTTTTATTTTGAAATTATGATATTTTTATATTCTCGATTTTATTTAAACCTTGTGATATTTTTATAATTTCTGATTTTATTTTGCGACTATGATATTTAAATCAAAATGATTTTATTTAATTTTCCTGATGTTTTGCCCTTTTTAATTTTATTTAATCTTTATGATATATTTCCAAAAATAATTTTATTTAACTGCTACGATATTTTATAATTTCTGATTTTTATTTCTGCTCATTGATCTTTTTCCGACTGTGAATCACTTTGTAAGTATGATATTTATGCGTTTCTGGTTTATTATTAAAGAATGATGTTTATACTTTTTTAATTTTACTTCAGTAATATGATATATATACTTTGATGGTTTATTTGTATCATACGATATTTTCACCTATTTGATTTTATTTAAATCCTATGATATATTTTATTTGTTAATTTATTTTGTCGGTATGATATTTCGAGATTTCTAATTTTTTCACTATCATTGATGATTTTATAATTTATGAATTGCTTACATTCTCTGATATTTTTATCAATATGAGTTACTCCATAAATATGATATTTAGGAATATATGGTTTATTATTGAATCATGATGTTTGAGCTTTTTGATTTTACTCTAACAATGTGATATTTATACGCTTTGGGTTTATTTATATCCACTTGATATTTCGAGCTATTTAATTTGCTTAAGGACAATGATACTTTTTCGTTTTCGGCTTATTATTACCCTACGATATATCAATTTCATTAATTTATTAGCGTTAGATGATATATTAGATACATTAATTTATTGGTGTTATATGATACTTTTTTAAGCATAATTTTACTTTTGCAATTTGATATTTAAAAATCCCCTGGTTTATTAAATTCTTTTGATATTTTTGTCGAAATAATTTACTTGCTCTTTTTGATATTTATTAATATTTGGTTTATTATTATATATTGATATTTTCACAGCGATAATTTTACTTTCTTGATATGATATTTAAAATTTTTATGGTTTATTTATCCTATATGATATTTTTTACATATTAATTTAAATCAGAGACAGGTAACTTACCTGTCTCTGATATATTTTATTTATCCATTATATTTTGGATATTCCGCTCTCTTATCTGGTTTAAATGTAAGTTCTGTTTCAAACGGTACTTCTGGTTTGATATAGTCTACATGACCGAGTCTAGAGATTGGGAGTACCATTGGCGGAAGTTCTCCATTTTCATAAATATACATTGCTTCAAATACATGCTCTACAAAGATCTTTACTGTCCATCTCTTCGCTCTTGCTGCAATCTGAGCCGGTGGAAGCATTCCTTTAATGTAGTAGCTATACGCAATGCTATTCTTACTATAGTTTTTAACTCTAAGAGCTTTTGCAGCCTGGTCTTTATATTCCAGGTTTTCATTTTTACGTGTTTCATATTCCTTTCTTTCTTTGTATAACTCTCCATACATAGAACCTCTATTAGATACTTTAACGAAAGACTCTCCAATCTTCCACATAAGTACTTTCAGTTTGATATTGTATGGTGGTTTAGATAAATAAGAAATTAAGGATTTCTTAGTAATAAATCCATCATATTTATCTTCCTCTTTATTAATAGTAGCGGATTTAATCATATTATTGATCTTTCTTCTACCATTAAGTTTTGTATACAGGTTGCTCATGATTACATGGGTGATAATATTCTTATCAGATAAATTGATAATATAGTCAACGAAATGATCTACACTAAACGGTTCCTCCATATTAATTACACCGAGATATGTTTCGTATGTATCCATATGAAGAATTTCATCTTCAATAGATTCATATTCTACTTCTGTATCATCAATCTCTTCTCTCTGATTAAGCTGCTTATAGGAACGTAAATCTTCATCAACAATTTTTCTAGCTAATAATATAAGCTTAGATAATTCTTTATTAGGCATTTTACTGATTACATATTCCTTGATTGCATTTTCATCATATAAGAGATTTTCTGCTAAAGATTTATCAATATCAATATCAAGTTCTTCGCAAGCTGCAGCGAATCCTTTGTTTCTAATATCTCTAATAGACATTAAATCTTTAACAATATTGGTCGCTTTCTCTTTGCCTAACCATGGATTATTATTGTCATTTAACCCTGCATATGACCAGAAGTTACCTGCAGAATTAACCCCATCTACATTAAAATATGCATATAAGCAAGAACTGATTACTGGTCCAATACCTTTGTTTCGTTTTAACCATCTGGTTACTGGATTAGTATCAGAATATGCTTCAAGCATAGCTTTGGTATTATCTTCGATATTTCTAAGCTGTAATAAGTTCCATTTCATAATAGATACATTGCCAGGATTATCATTATTATCGTATCCCTGATTTAATGATCTTACCTGATTCTCTGTACCAATTCTGAAATCCTGAATCTGATAATAAAAATCTACTAACGATTTGACCTCGTTATAATTAAGCGTCACTACAGTTTTCTTAAGGTCTTTAGACATTTTTCCAAGACCTATAACATTCTGCTTAAGTACACCATCTTTCATTTCCGCATCAGGCTCAAACTCTTCGATATCTTCTTCTGTCGCTTTTTCAAACTTTAACACTTTCTTTTCTTTCTTAGGCTCTTCATTCTTTTCTTCTTTATCATTCTTTTTAGTAGTTCCGGAAGTCTTTGTATTCTTTTCGTTAATAATTTCTTCAACAATTTTCAAAGATTCTAAATCTCCCATACCTATAAAATATGACCTAGCCTCCTCTAAAGTTTTCATTCTACTTCTTGTTGATAATTCTTTTCCTCTGAATAATAATTTTGTCATGGCTCTTTTTCTCCTTAAGTATTTTTATTGTATTCATGATATATTGAATTATTGTATATTTTGATTTGTTTAGAACCTCTCGAGTTCTGTTTACCTCCTTTCTTCACATCTATAATATATATTTAAAAATGTATTTAACAATATCATAATCCGGTGTGGATTATGGTTTCTTTTTCATTTTTTGTCCTAATTCTTTTGTGAAGATACCCTGTATAGGATTTCCTATACAGGGTATTCTTTCTTACATTTTCTTAGTGTAGCAATTTAAAACTTTGGCTCCTCTTGTAGGAATTATCTTCTGACCTCCAGATATACTAGAAGATACCTTTATATCCTTTACAGGTATATCTAAAGTCTGAGCAGTTGTAATTACATGTAATATCTCATTATCATTCGATCCTAATACTTTAAGTATAGAATCTGTTTTTCCAAGATTAATTACATTATTACCAGCTTTTCCTCTTTCAGATTTTGGTATAGCAGATAAATCTATTTTATTTACTTTACCACCAGTGGTTACAGTAATAATACAATCTGCATCTGAATATATAGGAGAAATACCATCTATAGGATTCTTTGTATTCATAGCCATAACGCCTATAGCATTTCTCTTATAATGATTGATACTCTTACATGGAATTCTTAATGCTTTCTTTCCACTATAGATTAATACGTCACATTTCTGTGGAATTACATCTATAGCAGTTACAATATCTCCATCATTTAATTTAGTGTATATGATACCTGATGGAGGTGTATTGACAATATCATCTAGATCTATATTCTTAATATAATTTCCTTTTGTAACAACCGTAAGGAAATACTTATTTGTTTTTCTAGATGCCTGTTTAGCAATAGATTCAAATACAACACCTACTACATTGGAAGTTAATCCTTTTACAATACTACTTAAATCATATCCTATACTATTCTTTGCAGTATTCGGTATCTTATACACTGGTAACTTATATACCCTTCCATGTTCTGTAAAGAGTAATAAGTTTTCGGTATTAGATACTTTAAATGCAAACTTAGGTACGCTATTCTTATTAGTATCGTTATCTTCTGGATTAATCTTCTTAATATAATTATCTTCAGTAATAATAACCTTGAATGTACCTTCTGGAATATCATTAATCTGAGATAATTTAACTATTTTACATTTTCTAGGAGTATTATATTTGGCTTTAAATTCTAATAGCTCCTGTTCGATTTCTGCTAATAAAAGTCTTTCATCAGTAATCATATCAATATAATGATTTGATAAAGCTTTTAATTCTTTAGCTTCTTTCTTATACTTATCAAGATAAGCTACAGATAAAGTTTTAAGATTACTATTAATAATAAACTTAGCCTGTAAATCTGTAATTTTAACTTTCTTAACAAGATATTCGATGATCTCAGTATCATCGGTAGTTTTTTGTTTCTTCATCATATCAATAACGTTATCAATCTCTCCAGATTCCAATAACTTGATATAAGTTTCTTTTTCATGAAGCTTAGTACTAGCATTCTGATACTTGATATTATAGTATCTGAACTTGACTAATTTTCTGAAATTGATAAAATATTCTAAATAAGATTTATAACTAAATCTTTTTAATTCTACCCCCTCTAATACGTGGAAGTTTATATGGAAAGATTTCTGCATATCTGTATTCTTATAGATTACATCTCTTACATAAGATGGATTAGATCCTTTCTTTAAAAGGATAACTATATTCATATTATCTCCTTGAGATTTATCTATAATATCTGCTATTTGCGGAAGCTTTCCTTCTTTAGCAAGATTTTCAATTTTTACTTGAACACATGTATCATATTTATTAGAAAAGTTTACCCCATCTGGAGTAGACTTTATAACTAATACATGCTGATCTACTACATTAGAATTCAAGCCATACTCTTTCTTTAATTCTTCTGGAGTTAATTCTTCTTCTTTTATAACTCCTCTTGCTACATATTTACCATTACCAGAATTACAGATCTTTTTCCAATTTGTATCTATAATTTCACATGGCATACATTGATCTGGTACTAATACTACATCAGCTTTTGGATCGTGTATAAGCTTAATTGTAGCATCTATAACTTCACCAATATTGTGCGGTGGAATTCCAGCTTTAATTCCAAAGCCGATTCCTAATGTACCATTAATAAGTAAGATCGGAACTTTAGCAGGTAAGTATTCTGGTTCATCCCCAGAATAATCAAATGTTGGTAACCAATCTACTATTTCTTTGCTTTGTTTTAATTCTGAAACCATAGCATCATATCCAAAATTAGATAATGATACTTCTGTATATCTTGTAGCAGCTGCACCATCACCTTGCATAGATCCAAAGTTTGATTTGGATGCTGCTAAAGGCATTTTAGTATCCCACCAATCTACAAGAATCTTTATAGAATCTGCTATACTGCTATCTCCATGTGGATGATATTTCATAACTTCACCAACTACACGAGCAGTTTTAACTCTACTTGTTGGACACATATATGACATTACATATATATCTCTTCGTTGTACTAATTTCAAACCATCTCTAACGTCTGGAAGCATTCTACGTCTATTAACCTCGGTTCCATATACTAAACCATGGTCTTTGTATAACTCCATGACATTTCTTTGTATTATATTTTCCATTTTACTTTATCCTCCAGAATAAGCTTGATTACAAAGAAGTTATAACAAGATTATTCTTCAATAGTATTAAAACTCCAAGTATCTACTTCTATACGGATCATATGGATAAAATCCCGTACCCATACAGTAATAATATCTAGTATTTAATTCGGACTTATAGTTAATTCCAATTATATCTCCAGGAGATATTGATCTCCCTTTATAATTTTTTGGAATATTCTTCGATATTCCACGCTGAAACATATCGAATATAGTTTCAGCTTCTGAAATATATACAAATTCTTCTACGCAAATAGATGGATCCATTTCTTTTAATTCGCACATCACATACCCATCATAAACTTTCTTATAATCTTTAAAGTGATTACAAGCTTCGATCTCTGCATCGCCTGCTGTATGATAACCAAAATTATTTTCTTTCTGAAATATTGATACATTCATAATTACAAGAGTAGAATCATAGTCTTCGGATCTATCATTATACGTAGCAACATATTTGATACCAGCTTCATCTAATATGTGCTGAAAATAATCTCCATAGCATGTATCAACTGCATCTTCGTTTTCTTCATCGAACCAATCTTCTACAGCATTTTCAAGTATTTTACAAGCTTTATTAAATTTCCTTTTTCCTCCTTTGATTTCAAATGTTACGTCTATGAAATCATTCGTAAGACTAAAAACATTAATTTTATTACCTTCAGTTGTTATCATAAGTATATCCTCCTTATATTTATTCATACTTATAATATATAAGCCAAGCAAAAAATAAAAGGAAGTTATTTAAACTTCCTTTTATCATTTTACACAATCCAGAATCCTTCCATTAAATCATATACCTTTAATATAGCGACAACACGTAACAAAGTTAGCAATACAACGATTTCGATAAATACTGCCAGCATTCTTATTATCACCGAATAAATCATGCATTTATCTTTTTTAGGTTTTAAAAGTGTATCTACTGCACAAAATATATTTTTAATCATAAATGCTATTACAGAGGCTATTATAAAAGTTAGCATAAACATGGTGACTTATCCCCTTTCTATAAAAATTTTTAATTATATTATAGTAAAGAAGATTATTGATTTAATATTTGCATTCTCTTAATATAGGATTATAATAATTGTATTTCTCTATAAGAGAATCACATAGCTGTTTAACTTCAGAATTAATAGGGTTTACTATCCATCTAGCACTTCCTTCATAATGTGCACACATTTGAAGGTCTGGAAAAGAATTGTTCATATCAATTACTTTTAGCATCCATATGAGACCATCATTAAGTGCGAAATCCATGCTATGATTATCGCCACCTCTTTGAATTTCGCAATGATACCATTTATCCCCTATCATATAGTCTTCTACTATAAATTCAGATATTTTCACAATAAGGATACCTCCAATCATTTTCGTGAATAATAGGATTGAAATAATTGTGCTCTCTTAATACATAATTATACGCTTCCATAAGATTTTTGTTTTTAGGATCTGGTTTTATATCCCATCCTCTATCATAATTTAATAAAAGGTATCCATTAGATTTATCTATTATTGATAGTTTAGATATTCTTCCGCCATTGATACCATTGTCACTTCCTGCATATGGATAAAATTTCATTTCTATTCTAAGTTCTGTTCCATCTTCGCATATATAATATATCGTGTACCACATAAATTTATCCTCCTTTTTAAAATGGTAAGGATAGAGTTCTAAGAACTCTATCCTTTTTATTAGTTAATAATATCGAACCTTGATAACTTAGCATGAGCTATAAGTTCATATTTATTAGACTCATAATATTTGATTTGCTCATACTCTTTCTTCCAGTCTTCTATAGTATACTGAAGTAAAGTTCTATTCTCAGGATCCAATGTAGATTCGAAGAATCTAGGTCCATCCATTTCACCAAGACCTTTATATCTTTCAATCTTAGATGGTTTACTAGCATCAAATGTACTCATTAATGAATATAATGATACTACTTCACCATTAAGTTTATATACCAATGAAGCATTCTTATCCATCATAGAAATAATATTCTTAGAATCTTCTATAAGGTTATCATTTAAGAATACCGTATGAACTTTTCCGTTATAAGTTATTTCTATTACAGGGATATCACGTATAGACTTAGACTTTACAAATCTAAACATCTTTTTCAGATTACTTATAATATCTTTTAACGGTTTATCTCTTAAAGTTATTACAGACTCTAATATTAATGGATCGATACGTAATCTATTTGCAATTCTATCAACTTCATGCGTATAGTCATTATTGTCATATAATAAATGAGATAATTCATCTTTAGAAAGAGCTTTTCCATTTATATATTCTACTTTATTCGCCTTACTAAATATGCCTTGGACGTACTTAATATAATCAATCTTATATTTAAAATACTTATATTTCTTTCCAACTTGCATACCATATAATGGTGGTACAGCTTTATATACATAACCAGCTTCTATTAATCCCGACATATACATCATAAAGAATCTTATAAATAATGAACTGATATGATCACCATCTGCATCGGCATCTGTTGCTAATACTATCTTTATAAATTTAACTTTTGAAATATCAAAGTTCTTTCCATATCCAGCACCTATTAATGTAATAATACCGGATATCTCTTCATTGCTTAAGAACTTTGCTGGAGCTGTATTAAACGCATTCGGAATTTTACCTCTAATCGGAAAATATCCTTGATGCTTAGTATCTCTACTATTTCTCATAACTCCAGCTGCAGAATCACCCTCGCATATCCATAATTCCAAATCATGTTTTAATGAAGGTTTTACATATTTAGCTGGTAAACCTTGTCCGAATGCAGATGCTTTGAAGTTCTTAGAGATTTTGATTTTCTCTGTATCTGCTTTCATTCTAGCATCTGCAATATCTTTAAAGTACTTACAAAGCCTATTAAGATCATTTGGATTAGCTTTGATCCATTCAGATAATCCATTATAAATTGTATCATTAACGAATTTATCCATTTCTCTTACTTCCAAGATCTCTTTGGCTTGACCATTGAATACTGGTTCAAGATGAAAACCAGATATTACTGCTATTAATCCTGTTTTAATATCTGCATTAGTTACAGTTGTTTTGTTTCTAGGATTACTAGACAAATATACTTTGTTCATATAATTGGTAAAGAACTTACATATTCCTTTCATAAATCCATTTATATGATCTCCTTGACTTGTCGGACAAGTATTACAAAAAGATATAATTCTTTCTCCAGATGTAGTATTATCCATATCATAAGTAAATGCTAAATCTACTTTCATAATACCAGTATCTGCTGTAATGAATACTGGAGTTATCAGAGGATTAGCACAATTCTGATAAAAATATGTCATAATACCGTCTTCATTTACAAGTGTTTCTGACACCTTTTCTCCATTAGCTCTAATACCATTAAATATAATCTTAGCTCCAATTTTATTTAATGGTAAAATAAGCTTAACCAAATTTAATACATTATCTACTGTAACATATCCATCACCAGATTTCTGAAACTCTAGCGCTTCTTCTGCAGGTTTAAATACTACAATAGTACCCTGTTTATTGGTTTTATTTTGTATTTTCTTTTCTCCTTGTTTCCAAGGCTCTCCATTATTAAATTCTACTCTTCTTCCCTCACCCAATACATAAGAATCCACATAGAAGAATTCGGATAATGCATTTGTTACTTTTGCTCCACATCCATGTAGACCAGATGAATACTCTCCTTTTTTCTTATTATAGTTTGAAGATGTATTCATATCCGTAAAAGCTCTAATGATAGATCCAAACGGAATACCTCTACCATTATCTTCTACAATAATCGTTTTACTATTTTCATCATATGAAATAATTACAGTATCACATGGAGAACTGTCTTTCATTATTTCATCTAATGCGTTCTGGATAATTTCTCTGATCATATTTAAATGACCTTTAAATCCTCTAGAACCAATCCACATACCAATATTCTGTCTGACCTGAGCTACCCAATTATCAATTGTAATAAGCTCATCACCATAATTCTTGATATTGTCAATCATTTCTTGGGATAATTCTTTTTTAGCCATTATGATTATTCCCCTTTACGTATATTTAAAAAATAAAAAAGTGTAGAAGAGAATTCTCTTCTACACTTTTGTTATTCTCTATTTTCAGCATAAATATATGAAATTAATTTTAATTGCGTTCTGAGATTGACCGAGTGCTCCGACTGAATGACCTCCCTTAGCGATTCAACCTTACAAGAACTTCTATACGCGCGCTTAAGTCCGTTATAGTAAAGTAACCGCATTTCCATATTCATTCCCAATTGCCGAAGTCTTATCCTTCAAACAACGATCAATCTCAAAACTCACATATGTTAAAATAGACAGATGTTCAGTGTATCCTAATACCAACTTAGCTCGCAGCGGACTCTTGCATATTAAACGCATCATCATGTCCGACTACGACACCTTTCGTGACTGCAAGGATAATACAGAGATAATATCTCATCTTTTCTTGTCTACTTTAATAATATGTTTAGAGAGATTGTAAATTAATACAATCTCTCTTTAAATTTATGCTTCAAGTGTTCCAGTTGCATTTACTCTTTCTACTGCTCCATTTGCAGGAACTGTTGTCTGCTGATCTGGAGTTGCTGGCTGAGCTGGTACAGGAGCTGGCTGAGCCATCTGCTGATTCTGTGCTCCATATACCGGATAGTTCTGCTGAGGCTGTGTAGGTGCAGAATAAGTCTGCGGCATACCCATTGGCGGTACAGGTGCATTAACAATAGGAGCTGGCGCTACTCCATTAGCATAAAATGGATTTGCGTTCATATCTGGTGCTCCATATGTCATTCCACCCTGATTATTCATCATTGGTGATACAGGCTGCTGATATCCATATCCTGGATATGCTGGCTGCTGTGGCATACCACCCATATTATACATTGGATATCCCATAGTGCCACCATTTGTGATTTCTCTAAAGCTGTTGAATAATCCATTATTCTGCATATATACATCCTGTGTTGAACTTGCACTTGGAGCGAATCTGGAATAATTCTCTACAGCGATATCATAGAGTTTCGGAATCTTATCAACGAATGGTAAGATTGTGAATAACTGTCTTACAACTGTTTCTGGAATATTTACATACATAAGTTTGCAGCATTCCATAACATTTTTAAAATCTTTTACAATCTGTTCTACTTTCTCATGAGTAAGATCATCTGGATTTAATCTTGCTCCACAGATTGTACACACCACGTCACCGGTGCCATCTTTAGTTTCTGCAATAGAGAACTTGTTTGTCCCAGGATATTTATGAGTACAAAGACCTCTATTAATTTCCTGGCTAGTTACTTTCAGTGAGAACATAGCATCAGATTTAGTTAATTCTGCAGCTTCATCTTTTGTAAGCGGCTGAGTAAATTTGATGTTCTGTGGTTGTACTCCATTGAAAGTCTGGCCTGCTACTGGGTTAACAAAAGTGTTGTAAAAATTAGACATAAGTTTGTCCTCCTTAAATTTATTATTCTTTTTTGTGAAACTACAATTATGAATTAGTTTCATCTTTTTTATTTTATTACGTATACTACCTTTGTAGTTGGCGTAATACGTACAAGCACTAACTTGACTTATTAGTGCTTGTAAATATTCATTGATTTGTTTTAAATTTTATTTTACTTTTTAGCGTATCCTAATCCTACTCCAGCATAGGTTCTAGAACATCTGGTCCTGTAAGCTTGTTTAGATACTGCACGAGCATATATATACTCGTCTTTAGTCATCTTACTTTCAAGACTCTCAATATAATCTGTATAGGTAGCTTTGTCTGGATATAATGTGATTTCTTGAATCGTATCATACTCAATAAACAAAACTTCTATTGGTGCCAAGTCTGCTCCATTTGGTTCTATATTTACTCTGTGAACTTCTAATAGTTCTTCATCGTCATTCCAAATAAGAGTATTTCTTTCTCGACAACCACCATAATATAACCTCTGATTATCAGCTGTTACCATTATCGGGAACCCTTTGAACTTCTCCCGAATCATTATAACGTGTTCTTTTGTCATTATTATTCCTCCTGGTATTATCGACCACAATGAAGGTATAATTCATACCTTTATTATATTGTAATACCTTTTGAGTCATAATAAACAAAGTATCAATAATAGGCTGTGCTATTATTTTACCAGGTTCACATCTATTGACATAATTAAATACATTATATAATCCTTCATATAATATATTATATGCAATCTGAGCCTGATTATGAATCTGATATACATTTAAATATTCAACTGGTGGAGCTTCTGTTAAAGTTGAGAAATAATTATTCAAGCCTACGGCTGTCATATTATTATATACCCAATTTTCATAACAAGCATTCATCAATTGAGATACAAACATTGGATCTGCATAATATCGTAAATACTTAAGATTCGTATAATCGATATTAGCATATGCCATATCTTTAAGAATCCTTCCAGCTTCTTTTTTGATATCTTCAATCGTCATTTTACTCATGAAGTCTTCTCCAAATTGCTGAAGTCTAAGATCAAACCAATTAGGTCTTTTCTTTTTGTTGTTTTTTGAGTTATTGTGTTTTCCCAATGACCTCACCCTTTCTTACACTTCACCGCCATCTACAGCGTTTGTTTGATCATATGGAATATTCTGTTCGCCCTGTCCATATCTTACTTCTTCGGAGTCTGATGTATTAGATTCTGGAGATTCAATAGAGATATAATCATCAATATTAAATCCTGATTTATCTATAATCTGACCTCTTGCGATTACATCTTTCATAAACTTATGAATAGGTTTAGAATCTGTAATCTTCATTTTCATTGTATCTACAGCAATGAAACTTTCTTCAATGATCAATGGATGATTTGTTTCAAAAGAATCGATTATTAAATCTTTGATGTGGTTATACACCGCTTCTCTTCCTTTGATAAATTCCCATTTCTGATTGAAATCGCCATCGTCCTCTGACACATCATATGTGAGTAAGAGTAGATAGATTTTTGCTGCACCAGAGTCAGCTTCTTTAACACTGGTTCCTTCCGGTACATGATACATTGGTGATGATGAATTAATAGTTACATCCATCTTTTGTTCCTCCTTTTTATTTTTTATATTTGTACATCCTTTTTACCTTGGATGCACAAATATAATATACAACAATACCAAATATTAAAAGAAACTTTTTCTATTAGGAATGACAAATATTAACTGTTTAGAGAATCTAGTAGCCCCTGTATAATCGAGGTTTCTCTGTAATTGCCTATCAGGAAACATGTCTTGAATATAAATACCTACTGGATATTGTGCCCCTTGAGCTAAATGTGAAGTTATAGCGTATGCATATTCAAACTTTTCTCCTCGACTATATTTAGAACTCTTTAAGAAGTTTCTTTGATCGTACGGAGCAGTAAAATATTCATAGTCGCATTTTAATCCGCCAAAATAAGCATCCAATAGATCTGGTTTAAAATCTATATCAAATGTTTTTCCATCAAATTGAGATGGATCTAATTTATTTATTACAGTACCGATTAATCCATTTGCTAAACTTATACCAGCAACTTCTGTGTACCAATTGTTTTTTCTGCATATAAGTTTTTCTCCAAGAAGCGGTAACCTCGAATGAATACCTAGAATATTATGTCTAACATAATTATTATAATATTCTCTGGTTCTATTAGTACCACATACTATTATATTAGAATATCTTATCATATCATCTGTAAGATCTTTTCGTTCTACTACAATAGCATCTCCATAATATCCTGCAGACAATGGAAGACCTTCAGAAACTAGATCAGCTATCTGTAAAATAGCTGATCCTTTTCCTTGTCTAACTATCTCTGTTAATAGGTCTATATTATTAATATCTTCGTCTCTTATATATGCTGGTTCATCCTTTACAGGTGGTAATTGCCTCCAATCTCCACATGCTATTATCTTTTTATTAGTTTTTTCTATATCAAATTTCATAGATAAAGGCGTAGTTCTAGCTTCATCTATAATAATAAGATCTATATCGGATAAGTCCCTTGGTACAAAAGTTACATCTACTTCTGGCACATTATATATCGGATTTATTACCGGTTTTCCATCCAACCCAATTCTAGGTCTTTCTATTCTTTCATACATAGTTGAATGTATAGTCCTAGCGCTATACAACCCTCTTGTTCTTAATACAATAGCTGCTTGACCTATATATGTCATTATAGCTATTCTACTTAAAGGTATATTAGATTCTCTAATAATCTCTTTTAAAACTTCAGTTTTGCCAGTACCTGCTTTACCAGCAAATTGATAAACTTGATTGCTACTACCATGAATATGATAATAAGCATTATTTAATACATTTCTCTGCTGTCTATTAAAGTCCATTGTTATTTCACCTTATCTTATATTTTTAAACTCAGGATAATCTAATCTTCTCAAAGCCTCAACTGATTGATCATTATTAACAACTCTAAACATAGCTTCTATATATTTATATGAGTCATTATTATAATAATCAGTTATAATATCAGCATTAGAATTTCCTATAGTTAAATTACTCTTTATTAAATTAGTGGTTTTATCTATCACTTGTCTATCTTCGTGATATAATCTATAATAAATACCATCTTCTATAGTACTTCTATTTAATACAAAATTTAATAAATTTTGCATCAAACGAACGTTGAAGATATCAAATTCGATATCTCCGTGGTGGATCATTGGATTTCCATGTAGAGTACTTCTTATATATCTTCCATTAAATTCAAATCTATTACAGGTATCTCCATTAATTAAATATCCATCTTTTTCGACAGAAAATCCGATCGCCAACAACAAAAGGTCGGTGATCTCTAATTTTGATTCTTTAAATAATTTTTCCATTTTTTTAGTCATAACTTATAATTCCTCCCATTTATAACTTTACTATAATTACAATATAGTTAGAGGAGATGTAGAAATGAACGAAGTATCTAACTTTTACGACCAAACAGATTATAGATATACAGAAATCGCAGTATGCCTTGAAGAGACTAGTGGACCAACTGGGAAATTTGCGATACCGATTCTAACTCCTTTTATGAATACAGATTATGCGTCTAGTAATACAGAATATAATAGTTCTACAAAAAGTTTATTATCAGGTACACGTAAAGAATTAGAAATAAAAAATTGTAGTATATCTAATTATTTAGAATTAAAATTACCTGATATAGTTTTACACGAGATAGAATATCATAATCCGAATATTACAGTTAAAAAAGGAGAAAAATTCATAGCAGTATTTGTTGGTGGAGATGTAAACAAATGTAGACTGATATCGAGGTACTAAATTATGTTTAATGGAATAGATAAGCCGGAACGTACATATACTCTAGAAGATTTTATTGGTTTTAAAGCACAAGATAATATGACTTATTATAATTTTTCTATATTATCTAAATCAATATTAAAAGATGGAATTATGTATAGTAAAGATAATGTGATATATAATTATATTGATATACTCAGAGGAAAATCAAAAAAATTAAAATTAAGCGATAGTGAATATAATAAATATAGATTCAAACCAAAATTATTAGCATATGATTTATATGGATCTTCTGAATTATTTTTTGTAATAATGGCTATAAATGGAATTTGCGATATAAAAGATTTTGATATGAAAAAATTTAGGATGCTTACTCCTAAGGACCTTAATTCATTATTATCACAAATATATTCCGCTGAAATTAATTATATCGAGTATAATAGGCAAGAGGTAGGAGAAAAAAATATAGTCATATAAAAAATAAAACCAGTAAGTGCATTACGCACTTACTGGTACACTTTCATCATGATAAATCAATTGTTTTAATTCTGGTACGACAGGTATTTCCTTTTTATACTCAGGATGCATTGCCATATAGAAACAGTTACTTGGATCTTCATCTGCCGGCTGAGCACCATATACAGTCTCAGATTCTTCTGCATATTGTTGTAACTCTTGTTGTCTATTCTTAGCTACATTCGTTCCAGGTATTATAGTAGGAGTTGCCTGTAAAGTTTCTTTATAAGCAGGAACTGGTGAATATAAATCTTCTACAAGTTTTATTCTACCCTGCATATATGGTATGCATACATATTCTAATTCTGTATATACTCTTCGTTTAATAATTTTAAATACCATATGTTCTTGCTCTTGATTTAATATTATCCCTAAATCTACATTATCCAACATAAGCATTGATTCACCTATATTAGATTTTCCTAATAATCTTGTTAAATCTGAATTTGTCGTTCCAGCTTTACTATCAATAATTCTTGCACCATCTCTATTAAGATGAGAGTCTGTTATAACTGGAATATCTTTAATAATTGCAAATGTCTTCATTTCATTTGCTACATTTCCTAATTCCAGACGTACATCTGGCTGATTCTCTATTGATCTTAATCTCTTAATATGGTCTTGAAGTAATGCTATTACTTCATAACCCTCATCCTCTAAATCCTCAGTTAAAGTATAAAGATAAGATGTATCTTCTGATCTATTTGGTTTATACTTAACTATTATATCTATCGGAGAATCATCACTCAAATATAATTCTCCCTCTCTCTTTAACTTCTCTTCAACCTCTTCTACTGTGAAGTTCTTCATGGATTCTCCAGTACATAACTCAAACATACGCTGAATTGTTTCAGTTACACTGTTTTCCATTGTCAAATATACAATACACGGAATCTTGGTTGGATCCTTAGCTTTAAAATTTCTATTATATTTCTTCATCTGAATTGCTATATCCAACATAGACATGGATTTACCGCCACCGGTAATTCCCAATAATAAATATAATCTTGTATTCTCGAAACCTCCACCAATCAACTTATTAAAACCTTGCATTCCAGTACATAGATATCTATAACTGCTGGTTATCTCTTCATGTATTTCTCTGATGGAGTTATCAAATAAATCTGGTCTTAAACTAAAAGTCTTCTCTAAAGACGAATCTCTTCTAGCTTGTCTAAACTTATTACAAAGATCAAAATTTTCAGCTTGTATCTGCGCTGATAATTCCGATATACGTGTAGAATCTGCTGTTAAAAATTGCGTATACAATTCTATCATTCTTTGAGCTGAATCGTATATAAACGTAGACGATAATGTATTGGATATGGTTTCATTGATCCATTCCATCTCCGGATTAGACAAATCCGTAAAATTTTCCATATCTATAATATCATCATCAATAATACCGCCATTTATGTATTTTACTATTGCTATAGGATTAGATAGTCCTTTTACAATCTTTGCTTCCAATCCTCTCTTAATAAACGTAATCCTTTTTATTTTTTCTGGATCATTTGCATATTTAGACATGTCTAGCATGTCCATTACATTTCTTAGATTTATATAATGTCCTCTTCTAATATTTCTATTCTCTGAAAGGACATAAGCACACATTAAATTTAAACTATGTATATCAAAAGATATAGGTAATTTTGTCTTGGTTTTGACGTTTTTATGACTACCATTATATCTAACTCTATTTTTTAACTCCATATTATCTCGACCTTTTCTTTCTCTTAGATTGATTAATATATAGTTATACTATCAATCTTTTTATAAAAGATAATGGTTCCCAGATACACGTAAAAGTGTGTATCTGGGAATAAATAGATGTATTAATGAAAATATTCTGCAACGTTATCACAATCTCTTCTGAAATGATACCGATCTGCTCCATTTATTATTCTAAGTCCATCAGGATCAGACTGAAATTGAATAGCATCGTATTTTCTTAATTCTGGATTTTCAATTGCAGTTTTCTTTAATGAAGTAGCTTGGTCAGTATCTATATGAAGAATAAGTTTTTTGTTACAGTAGTCATAAATTATATTAGCATAGAAATCAAGAATAGGAATTAATTTTGCTATATCTACACCATATCCGATAACATGAACTTTTGTAATATTGGTTAATTTGTTTAATTCATATAAATACTTTCCTAAATCTGAAACTGAATTATATTTTAAAGCCACTTCAATTTCAGAAGTGGCTTTATTGTATTTTCTTGTTGTATATTTAAGAGGAAATACAAAATCGTTCCTTAAAAAATATCTATTCATTTCTGTGTGAACCATAATTTATTTTCTCCTTTTATTATTCTTTTTATTCATACTGATTTTCTTTTTCACATGTCTGCTTCCATAATTATCAGTAACGATATCATATGGATAGATTGTAACTTTTCCAGAATCATCAACTAATTCGTACTGTTCTCTATTTTTATGAAAATCATATCTGAAGTATACTTTAGGTGTATTAGTAGCAATAAAAGTATTTAAGCATTTACATAAAGTTTCTGTGCAGGTATGTACAATAATCATAGCTTTAGATTTTACTGCTATTTCATTAAGCATGTCAAAGAGCTTAAATGTGCATGTAGTAAAATCTAAGAATATATGAATCTTATTAATATTACCACCATTTAAAACTGTCTTGTTTCCTTTCAGAAACAAAGACAGATAATCGTATCCCTTACTTACGAAAATTAAGTTATGCGCTGATGTATAAATTCCTCCGTCTATTCTTTTCATTGCATTGATCTCCTTTTTATTGTATTATAAATTAACTGATTTGATTGTATAGTCTCTTTTTAAGATATTATCAGATCCTGTAATTTCTGATGGATGCGTGTATGCAGTAATTGTAACTTTTTTGCTGCTATTAATAGAGAAATATCTATGTGTATCAAATCCGTTGGTTTCATGAACAAGTTTGATGAGATGATCTTTATCAATCGCATCTGTACGTTTTCTAAGTTTCCAATATTCTGTATGATCATACACAACAATTGTTGGAATTGATGAATAGATATTAGGATTGTGGTGTTTTTCAGATTCTTTGTTTCTATATAATGCTTTTAATGCACCTTCAAAAGCATAATAATTCTCTTCTGATTTTACACGGTCATGTCTTACAATCCAATGAATCTTATTAAAATTGGATCTAAATTCTCTCATTGTAAATAGAGCCAACCATTCTTCCCTACTCGGATAATGATCATTAATAATGATAGCATTACTTGTAAATAAATATGGTCTTTCTGTTATACTATCATCTTTATTGATCTGAATATTGATAGGGTATAATCTATCTCCATTCACGGAATATTCAGCTTTAATTCTATTATCTTTATAGAAAACTACCGATTTACTTTCAGTTTTCAATCTAGAGTTAATAGTCTTTCCATAAATTAAATTGTGTTTTGGTACATCTGTTATTCTCATAAGAATTCTCCTTTTATTAATTTTTTAGACTATATTATAACTTAATGCAGCAACTGGGGATATTGCATTGCCCACTAATTCTGATATGAACTTGCAATAAATCGAAGCTGTATCATGTCCTTTGATAAGATACGATAATGGCCTATTTGTAAAATTATATAATCTTATATTATTTTCTTCAACAATGTATCTGACAGTATCTGTCAGATACATACGATAATCCCAAATTGCAATAATTCTAACTTTTCTATTTAATTTTTCGAAGAAACCTGCTAATTTAAGTTTGTAAATAAATAAATTAGATACTGTATAATTAGGAAATATGATTTTGGAGATATGTGGATGCTCATTAATGTAATCAGCCAACGCTTCTGCATCACCATTTTTTCTACCTATCGAAGAGCTATTAACTATCGCAGCGTGTTTGTATAAATAAACAGCGGCTTCTCTTCTTATAACTTTTACTGTAGAATTACTACATTTTCCAATTTCCAATGCTTTTAACGCTTCTTTCCTTAAATTGATAAATTTCATAAGTTTTCCTCCTTTAATAAATCTATAATATCTTTACCAGATATATAAATACAGTTCAATTCACTATTAATGAATTGAGCTAATTTATCATACGGTGTAGAAGTATTATCCAATATAAAATCATACTTCTCTATCAGCTTTTCATTCTCTAAAGCTTTTTGTCTTTCTATAGATTTCTTAATATCTATAAGAAAAGTTATATTACTATTTCCTCTATAATAAGATCTAATAACTTCTAGCTTAGTCTTATCTATATCATTTCTTATATCAACTCTAAGAAAATCTATATTTTCTTTTTCCTTTAATTCGTTAATATAATTAATAATATCCTTAGGATCATTCTGTAATATAGTATCAATATCAATAGTTTTATATCTAAAAGAAACTATTTCTTGTAAATGAACGTAATAATTTCTTTTATCCATATCATATAATACTAATAAGAATCCTTTAGTTCCTTCTTCTCCATGCTTATATCTTAAAGCGCTTCCAGTATAATAGAAGTCTGTATGGAAACATCCACCAGTATGGACATGACCACTTATAATAGGCCCTAAGCAATATTGGAAATCTTCTATTGTAAATAATCTTCCTTGCCCTACTCTATCTCCATATACAGCTCCTTGTATAGTACCATGCATAAAACACATATCATACCATCCAGATTCAAATAGATATTGTCTATAAGTTTCCTCTGGTACTCCGTATAATTCTGGTATACATAATATACGTGCTCCTTTTACATATTGAAATTGAATAGTTTCTACTATTCTGATATCAATATCCGGATCTTTCAAGTAATGATAAAACAATCTTAACTGATCGGCTTCATGTCCATCAGTTCCTTTTATTAATAATAAAGTGATTTTATTATCTTTACATAATTGAACCAAATCTCCAATAAACATACTAGCATATAATATAGCATCTGTATTTGACATAAATTTTCTATCAAATATGTCACCATCTACAGATACGAGATCTAATGGAAGATCTCGTATTTTATCTATAAATTGCTCTCTTAATATTTCATAATGGGTTTTAGCAGGTATATTTTTTACGGTAAAATGTAAATCTGCTATATGTGCTTGTTTCAATATACCCCTAGAAGTTTTTCTTTCAAGTAATTCAAAATATTGTGTTTCTTCTTCATATTCATGATATATTGGGTTCATTTTATTCCTCCAATTCAAATACTGTGTATATTAATCCTTTCATTATTGTATGTAACGGAATATAATAGAACGCATTTACCGGATTTATTTTAGTACCATATAAATGATTTTCCGGTTTCCATCGTCTCAAGTACTGCATGAAATAATCAGTGTCTGGTTCAAATACTGGTATATTGGATAATGCACCTTCGTATAATTTATATCCAGTATTTAATTTAATACGTATTTCTCCATTGATATGCTTATCTGGTACAGAAAACGTTATTTGTTCTTTTACATCAGTAAGGTCCAATTTCTGTTTATATAGATTATACTCGTATTTTTCAATAGTTAATATATATATACCATCATTATTATTTATACGACAATCATACTGATTTAATCCAGTATTTATATGAATAATATTGGATTTTCCTTTTACTGAAAGCTTGTCTAAAATCCATTGATAATCTATAAAAGTCATCTTATGAAATCCAAGTTTATCTCTAATCACTCTCTTTAATCTCATTTTATAAAATGGCAATTTAATCTTAGAAATGAATGTGTCTTTCATTTCTAATAATACGTAATTCTTATATAATTCTGCAAGTGTATCAGTCTCTTTCATTCTTTATATCCTCCAATCTAATACTATCATCTCCAATATTTCAAACTCATCACCAAATCATATATTGCATATAGTATTATTAAAATTATTGCTTTTATTTCTAAGTAATAAATGTCTTTAAAAGTAATTATTGTATAAGCTTTTGATAATAAATGCATAAGAATAATACCAGCTGCGATTTTCGTAATAAATTTCACAATAGGTTTATTTATAAACAGATTGGGTATTTTGTGAATCAAATATAATATATCCATAGTACCTATCACGAATAATAAATTGACCATTATTGTCTGTCCTCCTTTTTGATCCATAAAATAATATGGATACTACCCATTATCATTACTAATAAATATATCACAAGTAAGACTAATTCTATGGAACTCATATCCATAGAATTAGTCCAATATATTAAAGTTACAATTATGAATGATAATATGCAAAATAAACTACTTCTTACATAAATTCTCCTAAGTTTATTATGATCGCTGTTATATAAAACGTCCATAATCAATAATCCAAGTATAGCAATACTAATAATAAACCAGTTATTCATGATAATTTAACTCCTTTTATAAAATTATTTTAAAATATCCATAATAATACGTAATAATATATACGTTGGTATTATGATATTCTGAAACAGATCTATATCATCTATATTAATTAATGTGTATAATACGCTAAATATAGATATTGTAGCCACTATGCAACATGCGTTATATTTAATCGAATCTCTGAAAGGTTCAGTAGATATTTTGTGTAATATGGCGATATATGTAATTATGCATCCTACCAATACTATTATGAATAATGGATGTAATTGGCATAATTTATCGTAAATAAACATATCTGTCTCCTTATTCTTTCAATCCAAATTTTATAGTATATACGTATATCGTATACATCACAATAGATATCATATACTCTTTATCACCACTAAGTATATCATATGCTGTGACTATAAGTATGAATAATCCGAATACAAGAAATATATCTAATAGTACTATCGGTTCTTTTTTGGTTCTACGGGCACATTTGATATCTTCGACAACACAATACTTATAGATATAAAGATCCCAACCAAATATAAAACAAGCTATTATTTTTATAATCTCTTCATTCATATTCAATTCCTCAACACAAACATAATTAATTTTATAGACATATTTACTCCTTTAGACTTATATGATCGAAAGTATATTGCACTCTCATCACATAGTAATATGTATGGACCAATGATAAGAAAGCTTCTTCACACTGATCTATAAATTCTACAGCTTCTTCTTTATTGAAATAAA